ACACGGTCAAAGCCGGTGCAGTCAATCTCAGTTTCGGTCAACGACGTAGCCGAAGATACCGGCGCAACCGATTGAACAATTTTCATTCTTCCTAATAGGTTCATCTCTCAGTTCCTTTCAGGATTATGCGTGTTGTGTCAGGTATTTGAACGCGAGGGTCTGAAGCACAGCCCCGCCGAAGCGCTGCTTCACGAACAAGCCGACCTGCCCATTAGCCTGGTACAAGTAGGGGTTGCGGCTCAAAGTTACACCAGCGCGCTCGGCGAAGGCGTACATTGAGAAGTCTCCAAAGACGACAGACTTGCCACTGGCAGCGACGGCGTCCATGTCGGGAGCGATATAAGCGGGATAACCCATAAAATCACCACCCGCCGGGGTGTTGATGAATTGGAATGCGTTACCAGTCAATCCTTGCAGATAGAACTTGGTAGCGCCCCTCATTAGGAAGCCGGAGCTTGAATTGTGATAGGGTGATTCCACCGTGCCCATTACCTGGATCAACTCCGCAGCAGTGATGGCGGTCGCACCGGCGGTTGTAATGCCCGAAGCGGTTGCTCCGGCAACGATACCTTCCGGCATGCCAGTACCAGTGCCGATAGCGCAGTAGTAGTTTTCAGACGCAGCCGAAGCACGCGCCACAACAGAGGAGATGTAAGCCTCCAAACCAACAGCGTCACCATCCAGCATTTCTTCCGAGACTTTGATCATCTTGGTAAATTTGTGGATAGTCAGCGCGACTTGCCCAAACACCGGCTCGTCCTCATCGTAGGCAGCTTCTTCAGCGGTTACCACCAGTTTAGTGCCAGCGGTAGCTTCAGTTGGTACCAGGATGCGATCGTGTTGAGTCACAAATCTGGTGACCGGTGCTTTGCGGATAAACGAGAGTTCCTGTCTCTGTTCTACAATGCGATTGTAGAAGTCATCGGGAACGGCATATCCGCCCTCGTTATCGGTCTGTCCCTGCCACGCGCCCTTGACGCCTAAGTCCAAGTCGTTGCCTTTGAAGCCGCGAGGGTTATCGCCCTGCGCCCAAGCCAGCATTGCCTTGATAAAACTCGGCGATTCCTTCGCTGATTTTACAGTAGGAACGCCTTTGACCTGACCCGGTGCGGCTTTTAGCTCTTCGAGCAGGGATTTCTTCATAGATTCAAATTCTGCTTTGATATCCACTTTAGGCTCTTCAACTTCAGGTTGTTCAGCCTTTACTTCGTCGACGATTTTATCTTTTTCGTCCATTGTATTTTCCTCCATCGGAATTTGTGAAATTGTTAGATTAGTTTTGGCTTCGATCTCGTCCTCAACCGCATCCACTGTCACAATGACCTCTGGGATTGCCTCCGTGATAGACTCGGACTTCGCCTCGATAACGGCAAAATCATTTGCCGGTTTTCGCCATTCGTTAGTATCAAATAATGCCAGTTCGCCAACAGGCCATACGTCAATTAACCCGCCCGCTCTTTTGCGTACCAGGTGATTGACAGCGCCGGAAGACGCCCGTAAAACCTCTGTGCCTGCGTCAATCAGCCGCTTTGCCAGCGGCTCACCTTCATCCAGCATCGGCTCAAACCAATGCCCGCGCGCGTCCTTGCCTGTATAAACAGCGCGCCCAATGAGAGCCGGTTTTTCCTGCTTTTTTCCCGGTTCGTCCGGGTCAAAGCCGTGATAATAAGACAAATTGACCTGGTCACCAATCTTCAGCCAAATGTCCGTGTCTTCGGTGAACGCTTCGCCGTCCGCGTCACGCCCTTTTATGTGCCCGCCATACGGCACGCCTAAAACGCGCCAACCTGGATTCGTGTATTCCCCGTCTGCCTTCAGGCGTTTTTCGGCGCTTACTTCCAACGGCTCTGTAAGAGGATCGTGCACTTGTATTTTGATTGCTAATTTATCCCCGGCTTGCGATTCTTTATCCAACATTCTTCACCTCTTGATTCAATGCGTTTGTGATATTCTTGATGATTTTGGGTCTGTTCACTTGCAGCGCGCCCTTTTCTGTTATCCACCCGCTCCACTTATGGCGCGTCACCTGGCTATCCCAGCCCTGCACCAGATCGTTATAATCCACCATGTTATTTGTGACAGTAGAAGTGAAGCCGTCCATACTACTGCTCACAGCCCAACTGTTCCCCAACTTGCGCGTGCGTCTATATGGCACGCTGATTTCGCCGCTTTTCAATTTGGCAAAGAATCCGCGCCTCATTTTTGCGTCGGTCTTCAAAAATGGATTAGGCGAGTAGACTTTCGGCGGATATTTCCGCACATAACGTTGCACCAACACGCCCTGCTGACTTATTACCGACCGCACCTTATTGAACTTTGCCAACGTGTCCAACTTTGCAACCAATTCTTCCGCGCCTTCGACTGTGATCGTGAATGCCATTAGGGTTGCTCCTTCGGGAACTCCCAGCCAACTCCACACCTGCATCTTGGATGCGCCGGGGGGAATTCGTTGTTGGTTATTGGCTTGTTTTCTCGCCGCTTGCAAATAGGGCAAGTCTTATCGTCTTCCGCAGTCAGCCAAATCGGAACCATCCGCTGCCCTGTCTCGCGCTCCAATTGCTCCACATAAGCCCGCTCCCCTTCAACCACCGCCCTGGTGGTCTCGGTTACGGCAATCATCTCAGCCCGGACAGGCGAGTAAAGCGGCTGCAGTCGCTGACTGATCTCGCGGATTGTCAAACCTTCTTCATAACCCTGTCCGATAATTTCACCAACTTGACGCGTGCCGCTTAGCATTTCGGCAGTTATATCCTGCCTGCCTCGCCACATCCCACGTAGTACTTCCTCAGTGTGCGACCGCGCCCAATTCACAGCCTGATGATTGATGTTGTCCAGGCTAATGCCAATCCCAACGTTCATCATTATGTTCGTAGCTTGCGTTAGATAAACGTCTAACAGTACCGGCTCAACGTCACGCTGAATAGACCGCCAACCGCCCTGCCAATACTCAGGCGGGATGTTCTCCAATCGCGGCGGATCTCCTAGATAATCAAGCAACTTACCTAACTCCGAGTGCATATCACGTCCCAACACCCGTGCCAACCTGCGCTCAATCTCGTAGCGGTTTAGCACGCTCATTACGGATATCCTCGCCATGCGATAACGGAATCGAACACGTGCTTGACTTCTTCAACTGTCTTTACGCCTTCCAATGCGCCACTGATCGCCCCATGCAAACTTGGCTCAATAACGCTCGATTCAAACTCGCGTAAGTCTTTGCCGTCTTTGATCCGTTTCTCGGCGAACTTCTGCCACTTACGGAGCTCGTCAATCTGCGGAGTAACACCGCTATCTATGCGCTCGTCCAATTGCGCTTGATGCGATTCCAACACCGCGCTTTGATCTTCAGTCAGCTCATACCCTGCCAGCTCAAGCGCCACTTCAATCGGCAAGCCCGCCATTGTGAGTTTGTTAAGCAGCTCGGCACGGTCTGATTCGTCTTCCTGGAAGATGTCCATCTCGTTGAACCGGAACTCAATCCGCAATTCATCGCGCGCAAGTAACTGCTCATTCAAAGCGTCTTCAAACAACCGCGCTCTCGGCTTGATCGTGTCTTCGTAGAATGAAAGCCGATCTTCCTGCGCTGTTGCATAGTTGGCTGCCTCACTGTCAAGTAAGGTCTGCTTGATTCCGAACGCCATTGCGATATTGTCTTTGGCGATTTTATCCAACTCTGGGAATGCCAGGTCTTTCAATGGCGGAGTAAGAGCGACCGGCGTGATAGACCCGGCCCGCACGCCAAACACCCTGAACGCGTTTTTAATTGCCGTAGCAGACCGCCTGAACCAGTTTTGAATCCGCTCAATTTCCTGCCTGTCGTTGGAGTCAATACCCAACAGCGTGACCGGCATCGCCCCGCCCTCAAAATACATCTCAGGGAACTTGCTTATTGCATAGAGCAATTTTGCGTCAACGTTCGATGCCTTGCCAGCGCCGATACCAGGATTCGTGTCTTGAGTTGGATCAAACTCGCGAATGTAAATCATTTCAAATTTGCCGGCTTCAGGTTCGTTGCTCCACATTGCCCCGCTTGAGTTCTGCTTGAACTCGTAAACGCCGCGATCGTATTTGACCGTCATGTCAAACGGATTGCGGTACCTTACGTCCTTGCGAAAACCGGACTCGTTCATGACAATCTCACCAAACGCTGCGCCGGATAAAAGGTTGGACGCCTCCCACTGCCAAATCAGATTACCCAGCTTGGTCGGGTAAGGCCACTCAGTCTTGTCCTCTTTGCCCTTCATAATCGCAACCGGCACGCTCGCAAGCGCGTCACAGCGCAACTGCACCGCCCTGAATAACAGCGGCACCTTCTTGTAAAGCGTACCAACTGAATCAGGAACGCCGTCCGATGTAAGCATGTCAACCCAGCCGGGCACGTTAGTTATCGTCTTATAAGTTTCTGCCATTCTCACCGTCCCTAATCCATCCAAAGTATTACTCCAGAACCGCTTACTCCGTGCCATGCAATCGCAAGGCTCATTACGCAGTCGTCATGCATTCCATCCGGCGCACTGTAACTGAAACTTCCGCTTGCATTGCGCTTACTCTCAAATGACAGCAGCTCGCCAACCAGCACGGGCTCGTCTAAGACCAAAATCTGCCCATTTTCGAAGGCTGACTGCAAACTTTGTATAATTCCTTGCTTAGTCGCTGAAGTCGTTGTAAATGGCACGATATTCAAATCCCTGCTGACTAATTCATCAATAACAGGCCTGCCAATCGAGTTGCTTTCTACTACCATAGAGGACAGGTGATAGCGCTGGTAGACGCTCTCAAGCCGGTCAATCAAAACGGGATAATCCACCCGATTGAAGCGATCCATATAGACCATCTCTTTTGACTCCGCATCCAGCACCGTCACGACCGTAAAGTCAACGCTTGCCGCCACATCCACGCCTGCAACGTACTGCCTGCCAGCTTGCGGCTCTTGCGGAGTAAGGATCGCCGCTTCTTGCACCCGCCTGAATACACCGCCGGCATCATCTACGAACTCCGCCAGGTATTCTTGGCGATAGATAATCTCAGGTAAGTCCCGCTTAGCCGCCTCAACCTCGCTTGCCTCGATGTAAGGATTACTGACAGTCGGGAACGTCCACGATTGCCAGCCCTCTTCGCCAGTGATCCCACGCTGATAGTTTTCCCAAAACCAATTTCTTCCTTTTGGAGTAGAAATGAATAATGCCTTACCAAGCCGATCTGATAGCGACGGCCGGATAGCCTCCGTCCACGCCTCTTTTTGCATAAACGCGCATTCATCCATTACCACAAAGTCAAGCCCCTCACCGCGCAACGAGTCGGGATTGTCAGCCGATCTAACAGCCACAAAACC